CTTGGGGCTCCGCGGCGGCTACTGACAAGTGGGATGTTTTCACCAACTATGCGTACCTTGACACCGAGGAGCGTGAGGTGTTCGCTGGTCAGCCCCAGAACATGCTCATCACCCAGGTGCAGAAGGCGGTTGCCTCCACCAGTAAGATCCAGGAGCTGAACTTCAACCACCCTGTGAAGTACATCGCCGCCGGTAAGGCGTCTGCTTTGGAGATTCTCCATGATAACAACAAGCTCAAGCTTCAAATCAATGGTACCGATGTTGCTGATTACAAATTTGCTGATCCCAACTTCTCCACCGTAACTTCGTATTACCATACCACTAACGCATCCCTTGGAACAGCCAAGACTCTGTTCTTCTACCCATTCTGCCTTGATGCCGGTAAACTCCAGCCCACTGGTTCTCTGAACTTCTCCCGTCTTGATTCTGCCCGTATCATCAACGACACCAAAGACTCAGACGACAACCTCTATGCCGTAAACTACAATGTGCTTCGCATTGAAAACGGTATGGGTGGTCTCCTCTACTCGAACTAAATCTTCTCCGCATTTATTAAAAGATGTTTTGGACAGTAGTATTTCTCCTTGCCATCGTTTTTGTATTGACGTACGATCCTAACTCCAGGACACTCGAAAAGTTTGTTGGTCAGCCCACGCAACCAACAAGTAAATCATGTGAAAATACGCATTACGAAGCCGTTCAATTTGCCCAGAGCCCGTACGAATGCCCCGCCGTTGGTAAAACCCAAATGGGTGTCGTGATGTAGAAAGCTTAAAAAGAAAATGACATTTCATTTTATAAATGGTTCCCGTAAACAAAGACACTGTATTCATTGTCGCAGCGATTGTTTGTGCAATTGGTATAATTTTCCTGTTTAAAGAGTTAAAAAAGGCTAAGGAGGATATTGATAATTTCAAGAGTTTCTCAGCCCAGGTCGTCCGGCATCTTGCCCCACCCCCACAACCCGTTGTTGAATCGGTACCAGTTCCTGTACCAGAAAAGAAGCTCGAAAGTGTCGAAGAGGTCGATGAGAAATCCGAAGAATAATCATATCCACTTATTATAACTTGCGAATGCGCAATGAAGAAGTACAAGGCAATCGCAGTACCGGTTAGTTTTATCGATGGGAAACCGAGGTTTCTTACGGTGAGAGATTGGAGATTTAAAGATTGGATTTTCGTCACAGGTGGGTGTAGACGAAGAGAGATTTACAATCCTTTAAGATGTGCCTTAAGGGAATTAGAAGAAGAGACCCGGGGTGTGGTCTCATTAAAACAGGGTGAATATACAGAGTTTAAGTTTATACACAAGGAGAGCCCAACGGTCGATCTAGAATATAATGTGTTCATCTTTTTTGTTAATTACAATAGGTCAGAACAACAAACACAAATTCGAAAATTTTATGAAGAAAAACACAAAACACAAATTAAAAAAATGAACAACCAGCCTATCCGTAAAACGCACGACGAAAATGACTACATGAGTTATGATACTCTCGAAGAATTTAACACACGTAAACGGTGGAACTTAATTATTGATAATGTTATCAATAATCCTCAATTCTACGCCTGTGTGAGTTCACACAATAGAAAAACCTTCTCTATTAAATAATGAAGTCCAAGGCTTTTATTTTAAGACAGATTGGTGAATTACTTGACAAGAATAGGGGTCTGTGTGAACAGGAGATTCAACAGTGGATCAAAGATAATGAAAGTAAAACGGTTTACGAACTGCTCACTTTTAAAAAAGAAATTTCTCAAACTCAAGAATACCAGAATGTTTCGTGTATGAAGTGGTTTAGAGATGAAGAACAAGAATAAGGTATGTTTAAGAATTGGTACGTTTCCCAGAAATTCAATAATGCTACCAATCTATCACATGTGCTCATGGACGGGGGTAAACTCTCTGTGCCATTTGATAGATTGAATGAATTTTACGATAAGTATATAGAAGCTGTCAAATCTCGTGAAAAGTTATACGTCGTCGAACAAAAGAGTGACACTTATAACTTTTTCGTTGACATCGACTATAAGTCCCAAGAGGCTCTAGGTATCGATGAAATCAAAGACATTTGTAAAGTGATCTGTGACGAAGTCAAGAAGCATGGGGGTGGAGAAAGTCTCATCTCAATCGCCCAGCCCAAGAAATGTGGAGAACTCATCAAGACTGGTGTACATCTCAACTGGTCGGGGTTCGTAGTGGATCAGTCCTCCGCGATCGCTCTCAGGGAATACATTCTCGTAGCGCTCTCAAGATATCAGAGTGATGTCATTTGGGATGATATTATCGATTCATCCGTGTATGGGAATGGAGATCGAAAAACGAAGGGTAGTGGATTCCGTATGCCATGGTCTTTCAAAAAGGCGAAACATGATGCATGCTCAGGTCGGGGATGTTCAGGGTGTGATAACGGGAAGGTGGACCAAGTTGAATACCTACCTCTTTTCATATACACACAAGCACCTTTCAGTACACTCATGAGGATTGATCCAGAACCAAGTGTTAAAATTCTGAAAATGTCCGCCGTACGCACGGATGCACCACAAAATATTCATGTGGAGACACCGAATGTAAGGGTTGTGAGAAAGGAGGGGTCGTTCACGAGTGATGAAATGAAAGATGAAGTGTATGACGAAGAATTAAAACTTCTTTTAGAAAGTTTTATTCGCAAAAACTTAGAAGGTCAGGGTGATGCATATCTCACTAAACTATTCCGTTACAATGGCACCTATAGAGTGGCTACAAATTCGAAGTACTGTGAAAATCTGAAAAGAAAGCATGGGTCAAATCATATTTGGTTCACGATCAGTGGCAAAGAGCTTGCCCAAAAATGTTTCTGTGATTGTCCGACATTAGTTGGTAGGCGAGATGGTCTATGTAGATTCTTCGTTGGTCGTCAACATACACTCCCCCCTAACATTGTCGATCGATTGTACCCTAAGAAGGAAGACATCGGTAAGTGTCCAAAAATTAAGAAATATGAAGAAAAACCCCAGGTGAAGCAATCAGATGTAAACCCACAACTCCAACAATATATCAATAAATTTATGAAAACAACTGGTGATGTTAGGATTACGCGCATTACACAAGAAAAGGATACCTTCATGGTTCTAACAGCTTCTAGTTATTGTGAAAATATTGGAGCTGTACACGACGACAACACTATGATGTCATATAGCATCGATAAGAAGCATAGAATCACACAAAAGTGTCCAATATGCAAAGGTGGTAAGAAGAATCGAGCTAGAACCCATCAGTTAACCAATGATGTTGTAAAAGTACTTAAACAATAATAATTCTATATATATAATGTTTACGCGTTCTGGTCGTAAGATAAAGAAACCGGACACATTTAAGCCTACTGAGACTGAAATTGTAGACGATTTCGCGGATGACGATCATGACACAGATTTTGATTCCGAACTGGATACCGAGGACGAGGAAGAGGAAGAATTCAGTTCGGATGACGATGAAGAAGATATGGATGAGAATGGTAACCTGAAAGACTTCATCGTGGATGATGAAAGTGAGTCAGAAGACGCTTAAAAAAAACGCGAGCTATAATAGAAAATGGAAACTGACATTGGAAACCCTATTGATTACGACCCATCGATTGATCCTTTAAATAATGAAAAAAACGAAGAGGACATCCAAGATGACCAACCGTACTATAATGACTACTCTATGCAAGTTCCACAGACATTCCATCCACAGCAAGCAGAGAAACCTGATTTTCTTGCCAGCGTCGATAAATCGACGTGGATTATCGCATTCGCTGTCTTTCTTCTAGGCTTTTTTATGGGGAAAACCATGCAACCAGTTATCCTCCGGTATACTTGAGTACGCAACAAATGTACCTACATCACCCACTACTGGTGGTATAAAATGGTCTACAAATGGACCTCTGTATGTATCTTCTATAAATCCAGCAGACGTCGAAGCTTCAGGCTCTGAAACTGTTTTGTTTTTTAAATTATATTTTGGTTTAAAAAACAAAATAAAGAAAGCTCCTACCAAAACAATGGTCAAGAGTATTTCTAACATTTCGTTTACTGTATGTGAACATTTTTAT